TCCTCAAAGAAGTTAGAATCAACGGCAACTAATCTTTTAGTAGGTCTACCCTTACCTCCAACTTTAATTTCAATCTCCTGGATCTCTCCAGCATTCTTTAACCGTTCAATAATCTCTTTAACTTCATATGATTTCATACTTCTAAATAGTTCGTGTCTATCTACCTCTCTTTTAGATATACCCTCACCATTCCTAGATCTAATAAAAGACAAGACTTGTTTGATCTTAGATTCTGTTGCAGAACTAGCCACCTTATCTCTACAGGCTTCAATAAACATAAGATCATAGTATCTAATGTAATCTATAGCCCATTTAGTAACGTCTGCGGTTATCTTAGTTGCATCAGCACTAGAGGCCAAAGTACAAAGCAAAGCTAATCGCATAGCCTTCTCTCTAGATCTACTGAGTAACGGTTCTAGATTATCTTTCTCCAGTATGTCTTGTCGTTTAATAATCTCTCTCGCAAAGTCTTGCAATAGTTCTTCTGACTGCTTATCAAACTCTAAAACTATTTGATTTAGATCTAACTCTGCATTATCTCTGGCGGCATCAGATAAGGTACCTTTCAGTCTACGCACATAATTAACCCAATTTACTACGTTTGTAGGCGGTTCCTTGTACCTTTTCAGGTCCCCAACACGTCTTGGTTCGTTGGATTCGACCACTACGAAGCGGTTTAAGAAGCCATCTGCTATCCTTCCGCTATTTAAAGCACCATAGAAGTTCTTAGGTACAGACAATCCAACTAATGTAATAGCTGGCTTATGTGTAACCCTGTTCATCATCTTCTCTTTAAACTCTTCCTGTACTGACATAAGAGAGTAGTTATCTGGCCTTAATGTCCCGTGGCACCTTCCCCAAGCTTCCATAAGCGTTTGTATGCCGTCTTCTTTGTTTGTGTTGCCTGCGTTACTGATAGCCTCTAATCGTTTACCAAACTCATCCATTATGGTTATTTGGGTAGGTCTTATCTTTAAGACAGAATGTACGGCTCCACTAGAGGTATATCCATCACCCACAACTAACTTTTCTTGATCAGATGCATTCAGTACAGATTCAATAAATGTCTTTATGTTNTCTTTACCTTGTCCTGATTTGGCGACACCCATAAAGTACATACTGGAGAAGTTGTTCATGTTAGTTCTATACAATCTTCCGCAGGTCACACTAGCTAATGCCAAAGCACCTACAAGAGATAACTCTGGTTGTGGTACTTGTGCTATATCCTCACAAAAATCAAACATGTTCTGCAATAATCCAGGTGGTGAAAACAGATCATCAGGACGTTTTATATTCTCGGTTGATTGTGTAAATAAAGGAGCTATCTGATTCTTACGGTCATGTGTCCTCTTTACGTTATCTACTACAGAATCAATCTCCTTCTGAGGTAATGGTGGGTTATTATTCTTGTTCCAGTTCTGTAGAAACACTCTTACAAAATCTAGGTTTACGTTCTTAGATATAAGATACCCTGTAATCCTTGCAGCTCCATCATTCCTAGATCCTTCTAAAACTCCGTCTAAAGAGAATGGTGCCGTTTGTATACTGCTTTCAACTTTAGGTACACCTGTTATCTGTAAGTATTCTTTCTCGGTAAAGTCTGGTAGATCTGTATAGTCATATATCTTCCAGTCCGGAATCATTACAGGCTTATATACCTGACCATTAGCATGACGGTTATAGGGTGCGATAATAAGACCACCCACACCTCTGATATCTATTAATCTTTCTATAGGAGTTGTATTAGTTCGCCTTGTAGCAAACGTGGTGTAGTTTTCTGGGTTGTTATAGTAGTAGTGCATACCCTTGCCGGTAATTACTTTATACGGGCAAGCAGGCAGGTTCTTCTCTACCCAATCCATAGCTTCAGGTGAATCTGCATCTACTACGACAAACTTGCCACAGACTAGAGCTACAACTAGATTATCCCTATCTTTAAACCAAGACTCTACAAGTTCCCTTTCAGGTCTTGTTTCCTTATATTGTTCCCAGCCTTTTAAAAATGGTGGAGGTTTTTTGTTAGATCTTTGTAAAGGTACTACATTATATCCATCATCAAAATAAGCCAAAGCAATATCCAAGGACGAGTCGTCCTCGGTAATATTGAGTTGGAACATGCTATTCCTGGTCTTCTAAAATATCAGATATAAGACCATATATAGATTCAAAGTCTAATCTTCCTTCTGTTGCTTTAATTATTTGTTTTGCTTGAGCTATAGACGGTTGTCTGTATCCATATCTCCAAGATTTGCAAGTAGCCTCGGAGCAACCAAAGTCTTCTGCTGCTTTCTTATGGCCCAAGAATTTTATATAACCAGATAATGAATAGTGGTCTATTTTTCTTTCTTTGTGTTTCGGTTGTACGCCCATAGTGTTTAACTCCTTAAGTTTTTTTGTTGCAATAGCTTTAGTCCTGAAGTAGTAATTTGCTATCCAAGTTTTATCATTTTGATCCTTCATATACATCTCCTAAATAATATGATTTACATATTGTAGTTTCTTGGGTTATAATTTACAAGTTCATTTTTACACATATATAAGGAGGGTAGATTATGAGCTTAAAAGATAAGATAAAAACACCAGATAAACTGGTGGACCAACAGGGAGCAAAGCTTCTCATTTATGGTCAAGCCGGAGCCGGAAAAACATACGCTACACAGAGTATGCCTGGCAACGTATTGGTTATAAGTGCGGAGGCAGGATTGCTTTCTATAAAAGACGCACCTAATGTGTCAGCTATCGAGATTAAAAACTATGATGACTTAAGAGAGGTGTATGCCGCTCTTGCATCTGGTGAACTATCCTTTGATAGCGTGTGTTTAGACTCAGTTTCAGAGATCTCAGAGATCTTACTGGTACATGAGAAAAGCAGAAACAAAGACGGAAGAATGGCTTACCAGAATGTAAGTGAAGCTGTTACAAGTCTTATGAGATCATTTAGGGATCTAGATATGCACGTATTATTTCTTTGCAAAGAAGGTAAAGATAATAATGATGGTGTGTTTTTATTCGGTCCTAAAATGGCAAGTAAACCTCTTGGAGAGGCAATCACTTATTTCTTTGATGAAGTTTTAGCGCTACGCGTTTATGATGACGTTGATGAAAAAGGTGACGCAGTTACAAAAAGAGCTTTACAAACGAGGATCCAAGGAGGTTACACAGCGAAAGACCGTAGCGGTAAACTTGAACCCTTTGAGGAACCAAATCTAACTGCCCTAATTAAGAAGTTAGGGTTTTCTAATAAAATTGAAAATAAGGAGAGTGCATAATGTCAGATTTTAATGATGTTGATTTTTTCGAGAATGCGGAGCAAATGGAATCGACAGGTCCCGAAGTTGCTCCAACTGGTGAGTATGAGGCAAAGATAATTGCTGCTGAGAAGTATAAATCTAATAGCGGTAATTGGACCCAGAAAGTTACCTTTCAAATTGATGGCGGTACATATCGCGATCATAATGAATGGTATAACTTATGGTCTGCCACAGAAAAAAACAAAAGAATAGCGAGTGAGATATTTAGTCGTCTTGCTATTACTGTTGGATTCAAGAAACTTCCGGAGCATGGTTCAGACTTTATTGGTAAGCAACTAATACTTGGTATCAGACAGTATGAAGATAAATGGAAGAATGACCAAGGGGAAGAAGTTATATCTCTTAAGACTAAGATCATAAAGATGGAACCTACACAGATGAAACCTGTGATAGCTCCAGTATCTTCTGAGAAACCTCCATTCTAAATGTAGCAAAGAAAAAGGGGCTTTATGCCCCTTTTTTTTATCCTGGTTTTATTTACATATCCTTCAGACGTTCTATAGCCCAGTTAAGATAGACAACGGCCTTCTCTAGATCCTGGATGTTAGATCCCTTGTGGTCTTCCCTCCATATATATTTAACTGCGTTGCCCTTACAGAAACCTTTGAACTCATCTGCCGTAAGCATAGATCTCATAGCCTCTATATACTCTATTTCACCCCTAGTGTAGTGAGGTGGTTGGTTTACTAGATCTTCATTCATTTCTCATAACCCTCCGCTACTAAAAACAAGTCAATCTTTTCTATAATATCTGCTGAAAGTTCTCTACAAAAAACAGGAGTCGAATGCAGAGGAACTATTAATTTATACTTTACACGTTCATATAAAAAATTTTGTAGTGCTTCACGAGCCACATTTTGCAACTCTTGTTTATGTTCTTTTAATATTTCATCAACATAATTTTCAGTTTTTTTCATTAATCTTCCCCCCAACCTTTTAGATCCACGTTAACAATACTAGGTGAGTTGTATATGGTGGCTTCCTTACCGTTTAATACTGCGTTGTATTCTCCCAGCAAATGCTCAAGCTTTAACCACCCAGCAGTCATATCATCATGACTCATTTTAAAGATCTTACTTGCAAACGGTTTCTTCTTTTCTTGTGCTACAAAGATAAAGTCCACTACGTTAAACCCAGCTCTTTCATAACCACGTTTATACCAAGCGGCTTGTAGATCGTACTGATACTTTCTAATAGATGATGTAAAGCCTCTAACAGAACAATCGGTAGTAGTCTTATAATCAACCAGGATTATAGATTTAGGATCGCTAGATAGATCTAAGGGGTATCTAAGCACATCTGATTTAACCTTTAGTAATAGATCTTTTCCCACCAGAAGATCGCTCTTTCAAACGGAGAGTTAAATACTTCTGGGTATTCACCTTTAACTGCTGATAGATGTTTGACTCCTTCCGGTATCAAGGCCTCCTTCATGCCGTATATGGTTTCCTTATCTTTAGAAGTAATAACGGTTAATCCTCTATCCTCATACTCTTTCTTTAGCTCTTTATTAGCATTGGTGTATGGAGATCCAGTTAAGCAAACTACATCATTAACAAAGGCTTCTTCTCCTTCAACAATAAGTGAAT